GCGCAGTGGATGAGTGAAGCGCTGATGGAGCTGGTGTCTAGTCAAAAGTAAAATGTGGGAACATGGGGCGAATTCGTTGATTAAAACCAATCCGACTTTACCGACACGATTCAAAATATCGTAAAGTCTGGTTACATCAACGGAGAAACAAACGGCGATATGATTAAGCGAGTCAAGTCAACGATTGATGGACTGCTGAAACGCAATGCTGAGGCTTTGGTGAGGACTGGCTCACAGTTTTATGCGGTCGAAGGCCGGGAAGCATTTGCTGATTATAATAAAGACCTGTTGGCGAGTCGCATGTATTGGGGGGTGATGGACAATAGAACGACACTACTGTGCGCTGGGCGACATACGAAGAAATGGCCGATGGATGCAAAGGACTATCCTCCATTGCCAGCACATTTTGGCTGTCGCTCAATATACATATTCCTAGTCGATGGTCAGGAATATCCAGACGGCTTTCAACCTGCAGTAGGCGGCAAAGACACCAAAGAAGCCAGAGAAGAATTCGAGCGCAAGAATGAGCGCCTAGATAAACTCAGGGAGAAACGAAAAGCTGAAGCTGCTGAAGGTGGCAAGCTTGTGGAGACTCCTTCTCAAGTTAGATATAAGGGCAGAAAAGACTTGAGCATGTTTGAGGTTGAGAAGTATAAAGCGGGCACTAAATACGATGACTTCTTGCGCGACCAGCCAGATTGGTTTATCGAAGATACATTAGGCCCGACACGCGCCAAACTGTTTAAGGATGGCGGCTTGTCTATGTCGAGCTTTACGGACATGACGGGCAGGACTTTGCGACTTGATGAGTTAATGGAAAGAGATCGTAATGCTTTTATAAGAGCAGGAATTAAGATATAATAACCAAATCAGCGAGTAGTGATGCACTTTCTGATTAACCGCCAAAAGCGGGATAACAGGTGGCACATTTTTGAACCCCTGCTAGGTGGCTTGTCACAGCCCGCATCAACTAGCAGGGGTTTAATTTTATGGTGATAAAGATGGCTAGAAAACTGGTTTTTGACGTTGGAATAAATGATGCTGATTATAAAATACAGCCGATAGAAAACAATAGGAGAACGTGCAGCTTCTTTTTAGCGTGGAGAAACATGATTGAGAGGTGTTATTCTGAAAAATACTCAGAGAAGTACCCGACCTATACAGGCTGCTCAGTATGTCCAGAGTGGCTAACTTTTTCTAACTTCAAAAAATGGATGATTCAACAGGACTGGCAAGGAAAGCATCTAGATAAGGATTTGCTAGTTAGAGGGAATAAAATATATTCTCCTGAAACATGTGTTTTTGTAGACGTGTCAGTAAATTCATTCTTAACAGATGAAAGGTCAAACAAAGGAGTTTACCCAACAGGAGTTGATCAGGATAACAGAACAAAAATCCTGAGAGCCAGATGCGGAAACCCAATAACAGGAAAAAGAGAATTTTTAGGCTCTTTTCAGTGCCAACAAAAAGCACACGAAGCATGGAGGCTCCGCAAGAATGAGATCGCGAACCAACTTGCAGATTTACAGTCAGACAACAGAGTCGCAGATGCGCTAAGAAAGCGCTACGCATAAGCTGTTTTTTATTCAAATAATTTGGGCTATACTGTGATTAATTTTAAAATCAGGGTATAGCCAATGCTGCCATCTACAACAAACCATGACTACACACTAACATTACCAGCTATCCAAGCCGTTAGGGATGCTGTCCTTGGCGGCGTATTTGTTAAAAGAAAAGGCTATTTATACCTACCTCATCCAAGCCAGTTAGACCAATCAAGTCCTGAAGCTATCGCCAGATACCAAGAGTATTTGGCGGGAGCTGAATTTGATGATGTTGCCGGACAAACCTTAGCCAGCTATCTAGGCCGGATGCAGCTATCAAACACTGAATTCGAATTCGACAGCCGCTTAGAGTACTTAATCGAAAACTCAGACAATGACGGCACAAGCCTAACCGGACAGATTGAGCAGGTAGCCGCAAACATTATGCAGTTTGGCTTTCATATCCTAGTTGCTGAATACCTGAACGCAACAGGGCCGACAACCGTAGCTGCAGCAAGACAATCTAATATTCGGGCAGCGATCAAGTCTTACACCCGCGACAGTCTAGTAGATTGGTCGTTTTCTCGCATTGGCGGCATCATGCAGCTGTCGTACCTGAAGTTTTACGAATTCCGCAGCGAGCTAGACCCAAACACAGGAACGCGAAAAGACGTTACGGAATATTTTGTGATGGCGCTAGATGAAGAAGGTAGCTACTACTGGCAGAAGTTCAACAATGACACGCTGACACAATCCGAAGCAAGCCGTAATTATGTCACGGTGCAAGGTAAGCCGCTAAAGTGGCTACCAGTTGAGATTGTCGCAGCCGTTGAGCCTGAGACTGGACGCCTGCCGTTAGCTTTGGGATTGATTGCGCCTATTGCTTTTGCTTGTCTGGATAGATACCGCGTCAGTGCTGACTACAAAGAGACCATTAAGAACATCTGCCCGACCAGCTACACAGCCGGATGGACGGAGCAAGCTTGGGAGCAGTTTGTTGAAATGAACCAAGGGCGTCAGTATATCGCCTTTGGTGCAAAAGCCATGAACAACTTACCTCAAGGTGTCACAATGGATACGCTCAATCCGTCTATCTCGCTAGAAGGCTTTGAAAGGTACTTTGAATCAAACAAGCAAAAGATTATCGCCTTAGGTGGCGTGTGGCCGGATGCAAACGGTTCAGCAGCTAAGACCGCAACACAATCAGAAAACGAATCAAGCGAAGTAACAAGCCGTTTGGTCAGTATTGCGAATAACATTGAGGCAGCTTATCGGCGTATTGTGATTTATTGCGGTGTGTTAGAGGGGTTATACCCGCAAGATGCCATAGAGCAGCAGCTGGATGCGGTTATGGTTTCGGAGTTCGCTCGATCTAAAATGACGCCACAGGAAAGCAAAGAGGTCAGGGATAACTACCTTGCAGGTCTTTACTCGAAAGCGGAAGCTATAAGAATTTTGAAAAGGGGTGGCTTAACGGTGTCGGATGTTGAAGTATTATTCGCTGAGAGTGAAGAGGGCGCATAGCGCCCTTAATCAAAAACATAATACTGGCAAAGCTTTTCAGATGAGTCAGGCAATGTACGCACTTCGCCGTAATATTCACCGCGCAGCTCTTTCTTCATGGCTAAGTGATTCTTTTCTCCAATCCTTTCCAAGAAGTAAGACAGCAAATCAATATCGCGCTGCATGTGATTTATCTGTTTGCGCTTTAAGAATAGCAGATTTTTAAATGCTGCGTCTTTATTTTTAAACCCGATTCGACTGTCTTTCTTGTGTATGCGGTAAATTTTCATATTAAGTCGCTTTGCGGCCTTAAGGTCGGACTCGCCAGAAAGCTTGATTACTTCTGGTATCGGAAATCGCGGTTTATCGACACAATAAGAAAAACACTCAGTCTCATGTATTTGGTGCATTTCGTGAAAAACAACCTGCATTCCTTCTTCTGTCATTACCAGTTTTGCTTTGTAGTAAATCATAAAAAACCCCTTTGTTATCGACAAACACAATCTACCACAACAAATCTCCCCATGTGGTCTGACCAGCATTTGACTACAGCCGCAGCAAGGTTTATTATTGGTGAAGTGGTCAGACCTGTGGTTTGACTTGGATGAAACAAAAGAGGGTCGTACCCAATGGCTTTGACAGCAGAACAATTTGAACAGTTGCCGGACTTTGTAAAAACCGATTATGTAGAGCATGAAGGCTCTTATGTGCCACAGGCTGAGCTGAAGGTGAAGGGCTTGAAGTCTAGCCTTGATAATCTGGATGCAAAGTACAAAGACATTGAATCAAAGATGACGGCGGCAGAGCAGCAAAAGGCAGCAGATATTCAGGCAGCAAGAGACAAAGCATTAGCCGAAGCCGAAAGCAAAGGCGATGTAAAGGCGATTAAAGAGCGCTACGAACAACAGATGGCAGACTTGCGGACTCGTGTCGAAGCCGAAACCCGTCAAGCCGTCACAAAAGAACTAAGCCAGAAGCAGGCAGAAACCAAAGCGGCTGGCATTGCTGAGGCAATAGCCTACGGCAACGGTGCAACAGAGACAGCAAAGAAAAGCCTTAAAAAGCTGTTAGCTGACCGCGTAAAGGTGGATGCGGAAACAGGCAAAGAATACTTTTTAGATGACAATGGCGGTGCCTTGTCTGTAAATCGTGCGGAATTCGAAAAGCTTTTAGCTAACGAATATCCTGATTTAGTGAAATTCACACCACCCACTCAAGGAGCTGGTGGTGGTAGCGGCAACAGTGGCGGCGGTGCCCCGAATGTGGCCAGTAAAAACGAAAAAGCTGATGAAGCCAAAAAGAAAGGTGACGTCAACGGGTTTTTAAAAGCAACTTTAAATATTAAGGGTACATAACATGACCGCAATCACAAGTGGCTTATTAGCCGCAGCCTTGAATGACAAGGTAATCAACGAAGCCTTCGACATTGCCCGCAGCAATCGCGTTGGTATTTTATCAGTTGTAAATATGGGCCAGCCGCGCCAAGCCTATGACGGTTACAAAATGTCATGGCTGGACATGCGCGTTGATGCTACTAACTCAGCTTTAACCGCTGCGTCATTAGCTGCTGACACCACTATCGACGTTGCAGACGGCACGAAGTTCCGCGCTGGCATGTTGTTAAGTACGTCAAGTTCTGACGAGGTGATTTTAGTATCGTCTGTTGCCTCAAACGTATTAACCGTAGTTCGTGGCTTCGGTGGTACAACTGCTGCTGACTTAGCATCCGGCGCTGTACTGACTATTGACTCAGTTGGTCGCGCTGAAAACTCAACTGCACAGAATGACGGCATCTTCCAGCCGGACCCTGTGGAAAACTTTTTCCAGACAATGGATACAGCTGTTGAGTTCAGCCGCCGCGCATTGGCAACATTGCAATTCGGCAACACTAACGACTTAGCCTTCCAATTGTCTGAGCGTATCCGTCAGTTAACTATCCAAATGAACCGCGCTTTGGTTCGCGGCCGTAAAGCAACTGCTACTGTAGGCGGCGAAACCGTAACCTACACAGGCGGTCTTCGTTACTGGTTAGACCAATCTGGCGCACTGAAAACTGACAACAGCGCAGCGGCATTAACGCTGGACCAAATCAACGTGTTAAACGCTGAGCTGGTTGCGCGTGGCGGCATGGCCAACACCATTGCAGTAGGTATCAAGCAAGCGCGTAAGCTGTCTGCTTTAGTGTCTGCCAACTACTCAAGCCAGCGCCTGCAAGAATGGACCGCTGACGAAGGTTCAGTGCTGACTCTGCCGTCTGACTTGCCATTAGTTGGCAACGTTAACCGCATCGTGGTTGACACCAACTTAGCTGACAACGAGCTGATGATTTTTGACTCTGGCATGATTTCAGTTGTACCAATGGCGTCTAACAACGCTAACGCAACTGGCGCATGGCAGACCAAAGACGCTACACAGCCTGGTCAAGATGGTGAGCGTACGCGCATCCTTGGTGACTTCGCAATGGAAGTGCGTCAGTCTAAGACTCACATGGCACGGTTGTATAACATTGGCTAAGGAGGCTAACAAATGCCTAAGTTTAATATCTTAGAAAACAAAAGCGTGACCGTGGGCGGCTCGTTAGTATTTTTAGAAAAAGGCGAACTCGAGACTGAAGATGCAGGCTTAATTAAAGCCCTATCATCAGCAGTTGGTGTTGAGCTAATCACTAAAAAGCCAACAGCAGCTGAGCTGAAAGCGCAAAAGGCAGCAGAGGAAGCTGCCGAACTTGCGGCCAAAGAAGCGGCAGAAAAGGAAGCTGCCGAAAAAGCAGAAGCCGAGCGATTGGCGGCCTTAGCTTCTCAGACTGAGTAATTATTTATTCAGAAATAAACAAGAACCCGCCGAATAGCGGGTTTTTCTTTAAGGGGTATTTATGCGTGATTTTTTATCAAGCTGGTTTAATAGCAACCTTGTGACCAGTGAACAATCAACCGCCCGCCTAAGAGTAGACAACGGCCAAACCGGATTTTTTGAGCGCCGAGAGTTCAGGATAAGCGAGGCTTTTTCAATAGCTACAGGTTCGACTCTTGTGTTTAAGTTTTCCAGTCCAGTTAACTTTATCCTGTGGGAGCAGGTTGTAAGCTGCGATGCAAACATGGTGATATTTGAAGCCGTTGTCGGCGGCACTCCATCAGGCAGCTTTACCACGCCAATTACAGTATGGGGCAAGAACCGCATGACTGAACAGCCTGCATACACTGGTCAGGCCACAATAAATACTGGTGGCGTAGTAACCGGCGGCCAGATTGCGGAGGTTTTGCGAATTAAGTCAAGCAATGCCACGGCACAACAAGTTAGTATAGGATCAACTGTATCATCCGAGCGCGGTCTGCCAGCAGGTGATTACTACTTGAGGCTAACTGCAGATGGCGGCACGGCTACAGGCACTATCTCGCTGATTTGGGAGGAAAGGCCGTAACTGGTCTGATGTGTTTGCAGTTTAAAATAGTTGTGGTAGAGTTTGTTTTGTCGGTTTGACAACGCAGCAACGGAGAATAAT